AAGAAGATTTGCTCAAGTATCACATGAATATTTAATTGAACAAGTTCAGAAACAACCGGCATCTAATTCAAAGACTCAAAAACTTAAATTTAATCACCCGGTTAAGGAACTGATATGGACATCAGTATCTGAGGCATCAACAGATATTCCAAAATATGGAACTGCTAAGTTAATACTGAATGGATATGACCGTTTTGCTGAACAAGAAGAAGAATATTTTCAACTTCGTCAACCATATGATTATCATACATCAATCCCTTATAATAATCTACCAGCATCACATCATCCATCAATCATAGAAAATGAATCTTCTCCTCTAATCACCAAAAGTCCCCCCCCAACTTATTATAAGAATAACGGTCTCAGTGTCCATCCCAATACTGCTAGTAGTTTGACTTGGGTTAAGATAGCTGGCGTAACGCATAACAATCCCCAAAACTGGCATGGACCGACTACAAGTACCTTTTTTGACTTATCCAGTCCTACAACTGGATATGCTTTTATAATAGGTGCTTTAGATTATGTTTCGAGTATCAAAGCAAATAGTCTTCGTGTAGGTGATAGGCATCAAGTAACAGTAACTGAACATAATGGTGATCACCATGGTGTAATAGGTAGTCAAGAACTAGAAGTAGCGTATATAGTTCTTAGTACTAAATCGGGTGTTTCTACAACTGCCGAAACGAGTGGTACTAATGGACCTCTTCATATTGATTCGGGTGCAACAGAAAATATACTCGTCCCCTCTATTTCATCGACTAAAATTACGAATGAACCAGGTGGAGCGATACTTGTAGTATATAATAGTTCAATAACTTTTAGACGGGGCGCGAGCGATGTTATCATTCAAAACGAGAGAGCCTATACAGAAATTATTAATTTAACACCACCCGATACTGTCCCTGTTACTTCATCAGATACTCCAGCAGTAGCTAATACGTCTATGATGACTAAAAAAATTAATGTTTACTCATTTGCTCTAAAACCAGAGGAACATCAACCATCAGGTACATGTAACTTCTCCAGAATTGATAATGCGAAACTAGTTACGGGATTTGCACTAAATGCTTTAGATAACATCTATGCCGTCAACTACAATGTCCTCCGTATCATGAGTGGTATGGGTGGTCTCGCATACTCGAACTAAAGTTCTTATATTCTCGATAACTTTGTTATTTCTCGCATATAGTAATTAAATAAATAAACTTATAAAAGTTTATGTAATATTTTATAATTATTTTTTATAAAACATTTTTTTATCATTTGAATTAAATAATTTAATTTAATTTAATTTAATTTAATTTAATTTAATTTAATTTAATTTAATTTAATTTAATTTAATTTAATATTTTCTATGTTATTATAAATAGAAATGGGTGGGGGATTGATGCAATTAGTTGCTTATGGTGCACAAGATATTTATTTAACAGGGAATCCCCAAATTACTTTCTTTAAAGTCGTTTATAGAAGACATACTAATTTCTCTATGGAGTCTATTGAACAAACCTGGGAGGGAACATCTGATGGGGTGGATGGTCGTTGTTCTGCAACTATTTCTCGCAATGGTGATTTAGTTCACAGAATGTATATTGAAGTTACTGGTGATGGAGAGATGGCCAGTACGGATCAACATAATATAGGTTCTTCTATAATTAATACAGTTGAATTAGAAATAGGTGGTCAAAAAATTGATAAACATACTGGAGCATGGATGGAAACATGGACTGAATTAACTGAACCAAATCCAACTGGTAATACATCTGTATTTGCAACAACTGGTAATGGAACTTTGTTTCAGAATATGAGCGGGATGGGTGGAGTAAAAGGTGATAATTTGGTTGATGTCAACATTTGGGTTCCATTACAATTTTGGTTTTGTCGTAATCCTGGATTAGCATTACCTCTGATTGCTTTACAGTATCATGAAGTTAAAATTATTTTACATCATTCAATGAGTCTCCTTACTACTAATGGTAAGGGAAAGAATAAATTATGGTGTGATTATATTTATCTTGATACTGATGAGAGAAGACGTTTTGCTAAAGTTTCTCATGAATATTTAATAGAACAAGTTCAAGAACAATCATGGTCAAATCAGATACAAAACCTTTACTTTAACCATCCTGTAAAAGAACTAGTGTGGAGTAGGACAGGTGGTACGGATGGAACAAATAGAACAAATTTATCTAATCCTGTGGAAGATGGTGCCACTATATATCTAAAATTTAATGGTCATGATCGTTTTTCTGCTAGAGACTTTAAATATTTTTCTCGTGTTCAAGTATGGCAACATCACTCTGGTGCTGGTGGTCTGGATTCTAGTAATGCGGGTAGCGGTAAATTTAATGACGGAATTGGTGTATACTCATTCTCTCTTAAACCAGAAGAACATCAACCATCTGGAACTTGTAATTTCTCCAGAATTGATAGTGCTCAAATAGTTACGAATGGGACGGTAAATACTAACTCCACTATCTACGCCGTCAACTACAATGTCCTCCGTATCATGTCTGGTATGGGTGGTCTCGCATACAGTAACTAATTTAATTAATTAATCCATTCTAATTCTCTCAATTCTAAATTATTAAAATATTTATAGTAATCTTTTTTAGTATAAATTTTTAAATTTAAAGTATTAATATCCGCTCCTTTACTTGTAAATTTCTCTTCATTATTAAATATATAATCAATATATTTAACTCTATTCAAATAACCTTTCTTTCTTTTTAATTTCCATTCACATCGCATAGCTTCTTTTTTACAAACAAATCCATCTATAATACATATAGGTTCCCATGAATCCTTATTATTCCTAGTTGTATATTTAGCACCACCTTTTAATATACAATTATGTTGTTTCCATCTTCTAAAAAAATCATTCGTATATCCAATGTAAGATTTGTTTTCATTCTTTATCAAATACACAAGAAACATAAATTTGAATTTGTATTGATTTAGATTTTAAATCACAAAATAACTTTAAATTACTATGGATAATATTCATGATCCAGATTTTAACAGATATGTCTTTGAGAAAAGAGACACTATTAATGAACATATCAGTGTATATTCTGGTATTCGCAATCAATTCGGTATTATGTCGCGATATATTTATTTGACTCTTGATAATGGTGATATTATTGGTTCTTTTGGTATAGAAGGTGGTGGAGATAAACACCAATTTGATAGTGGTGAAACCAATGATATGAGTATTTCAATTGAAGATGGATATCATGGGAATGGATTTACAAAGATTATGATGAAACATATGATTGATAAGATATATGAAGACATACCTGAAATGATTGAAAGAGGAGATCAGATGTTATTCATAGATGCTGATGCTTCTGACGGATTCTGGGATAATATAGGTATGAAGGAATCTAAAAGATATGGATATAATAGAAATCCTAGATATGCTAGAAGAGAAGGTGCTGGTTATGAAAAGTTTATAACAATTAACAACCTTTATAAATTCGCTAGATCCTAATTATTTAAAATTAATTTATATAGTTATATTATAACATGAATCTATTTAACATTTTTTTTATTATTTCGCAAGTTTTTACGAATGGTCAAATGTTAGTAGGTTCTCAAAGAGATGATCACGGATGTGTATTAGATGGTGGATATCAATGGTGTGAACCTACAAGTTCTTGTGTCAGACAATGGGAAACACCTTGTCCTATGATTGTTATTGATCCATTACCAATTGAAGAACCCGGACCAGTAATAATAGATGAACTATGTTCTGAAAACCAAGTTAGAGCTGATAATGGTGATTGTATCAGTAATATCCCTAATAATTGTGCCACTTGGTTTGATGGATGTAATACTTGTCAAGTAAGAGATGGACGTGCCGATATCTGCACTATGATGTATTGTTTCACACAGAATACTCCTTATTGTATGCATTTTAATACGGATGATTTAAATGTAGGTGAAATCTGTTATAGGTTTTGTGAAGACGGATCTCAAGAAACTATTAATAGGAGAGATGCATGTCCTGAAGGAACTGAATGTATTTCTGTATTTAATAAAAATACTATATCAATGATATCTTATGATTCATGTGATAGTAGAGCATTAACATGTGAATATTCCTCTCATTAAATAATTTTTATAATTAATTTAAATATAATTTAATATAATTTATATAATGTGTTATCCATACATAACTTTATTAAATAAATATAAAGATCAAATAATTATAGAAGGATGTACTGAAAATAATAATTTTAAAGCAATTCTGAAATATGATTTCTTATTTGATGAAACAGAAATATTATTTCAAAAAACATCCAAAAATGATAATAATGAAAAAAAAATGACAATATTTGATTTACCCAAACATAATATTGATTTAGATATTTGTATTAAATTATATAAGATTGTAAATGAGAATAGTAATTTAACTATTATATAACAGTTTTTTTACCTTTTCTTTATCAACACCGATTAATCCTTTTAATAAATAATCAATATAACTACCATGTTCTTGTTTTCTTAAATATTCTCTTAATTCAGGGAAATCATTTTTATCAAATGATCTAATTTCAAATGGTAACCCTTCTTTTTTATATAATTTAATAAGATGATTAATATCATAATAATCGAATCCATATGATTCTAACCATTTATAAGTAATCTTTTCTTCTGTAGATAGTTTCATCAATAACTTTTTTTCCTTGAATACAATGTTGTTTAACATTATAATATATTATCAAATTTTTAAATATAAGAATATTTATGGGGAACAGTTTCTGCAGACAATGTAATTGTAATAATAAAGATGAAATAGATAAATTATCTAAATATAATATTAAATATAATAGCGAAAATAATCTATATTATACTGATATAAAAGAATATGATGATAAAGAAATATATAAATATAAAACATCGCCTGGTCCGCCGATTATAATAAGAAATAAAGAAGCCTATTTAAATGTATTAAGGATAATTTAATATTATTTTATATGTTTTATTTTTTATTTATAATTCCTGTATTAGGATGTTTAAAGAATTTTGTTAAATATAAACAAATATCATTATTATTATTTTTAAGAACACCTTTTATATATTCAATTTTATATACTTATTATAATTATTTTAAATATAGAAATAAAATCAGTTTAACAATAATTAATGAAAGAATATTTATGTTTTTATATAAAATAGTTAAATCATTATTAGTTGATAATTATCATTTGAAAAAATTAAAGTATATAAAAAAATATGATATAATATATAAAAGTAATAAATGTTTAGAAAAATTGGAAGATTAATCCCAGTTTTAGAGAAATATGAATGTAGAGATTTTACTAAAATGTTTAATGATACATATAAATATATTAATAGTGAATTATCTGTAAAAAATCCTGAGATACATATAACAAAAATGAATGATAAAAAAATACCATATAATGAACAATGGGAAACTAAAGATTCATATTGTAAGAATATAAATAATAAATGATTACTTACATTTAGCTCTTATTAATAGAATTATTAGAGTAATTATAAATCCAATAAACCACATATCAGATAAATGTTTATGCATAAAATCATGATATGAATATATTTTATCAAAATAATCAGATAAATATATTAATGAAAATATACATATTCCAATAATTACAGGGCATATGAATGTTAAGATTATTACATAAAATATATGTTTAATTATATTTAAAATATTTACTTTAATAATATTAATATTATATTGTTTAACAACATTATCTGTTAAGTTATGAATTTCAGTAGTTTCTTCACCATTATTATTCTCTACCTGAATGATACAATCAGCCATATTAAATTTGATTTTTTTATAAATCATTTATAATAAATCAAATTTATAAATGGATACAAAAATACCAGATCACTGGAAAGAATTGCGGTTAGAATTTATAGAACCTGTTAAATATAAAACATATAAAATTTTAATAAATGATTATGATGAATATCATAAAAATATAAAAAAAACACCATTACCTAAACCATTACCTAAACCATTACCTAAACCATTACCTAAACCATTACCTAAACCATTACCTAAACCTCGTCAAAAATGTATTATACAATAGTTACTAAATTATTCCTAGATTCCAACACTTTAATCTTTTTTTCTAAATATTCAACCCTCTTCTTAAGATCTTTATTGTTATTATTATACATAGCTTCGTCTCTTATCTTATTTTCATGTTCTCTTTTTGCCTTGTAATATAAACATACAAAGCAACAAATAAAGAATGCGAATACCCCCACAATTTGGAGAATACTGTATAGTATGATGAGTTCACCTGATTCACCCATGATTCAATCTTAATTATTTTTTCTAATTGTTCTTGATAATATTTTCAAATTTATTCATTCAAAGACAGATGTTTCAAAATCTTCAATAGTCCTATTATAATATTGTATTGATTTTTTAAGATCATTTAGATCTTGAAAGATTATTTTATCAATTCCTAAATATTCTTCTAAATCTTGATTATTCTTTGAAAAACATATTAATTCATTTTTATCAGGGATATCAATACCGAATACATTTTCATTTATAATCTCAGGACAACTTGATGCCACAAATATTTTATTAGCATTATTATTTTTTAATAATTCTATAATATGTTTCATAGTATTCCCTCTAACAATAGAATCATCTATAATCAATAAATTTTTATTTTCTATTTTATTTTTAATAACATTTAATTTTCTTTTAATATTTTTTTTTCTTTTTGTTTGAGTATCCATTATGAATGTTCTATTAATATATCTATTTTTAGTAATTACTTCATAATATGGTTTATTCAATACTCTACTTACTTGTAATGCTACAGGTTTACTTGTATCTGGTACAGGTATAACTAAATCTATATCATTTATATCTATTAATTTATGTATTTTATAAGCTAAATATTCACCCATTTTTAATCTACTATTATAAATATTCACTCCATACATTATAGATTCTTCTCTCGCTAAATATACCCATTCAAATATACATGGTTTAATATTTATATTTACATTTTTAATATTTAATTTAGTCATACGATTTTTTCTAAAAATATATAATTCATTCCCTGATATATCTTCAATTATATTATAATTTAAACTAGTCATAGATACTGATTCAGATGATATTATATAATTATTATCTTTCTTACCTAATATTAATGGTCTAATTGATTGAGGATCTTTAAAACATATTAATCCATAATCTTCTATCATACATATACAATTATATGATCCTTCAAATAAATTATATAATTCATTTATAATTTTTAATAAAATAATATAATCAATTTGTTTATGTTTATTTAAATTATATGATAAATATTCTAATAAATAAATACTATCCGATGTAATATCATTATCAATAATTATATTGTTAGATCCAAAATAATTTAATAATTTATCAGTAATCCATATTTGTCCATTATGAACTAATGATATATTGTATTTATTTGTAGTTTTTATAAAAGGTTGGCATTCATTAATAGTATTATTACCTTGTGTAGGATATCTAACATGACCAATTCCTATATTTGAATTAATCTGTAATAATTCATTATTAATATCAGTCGAAGATAATAAAGATTTATATTTAATAAGATGTAATTTATTTTCATTTAAGAATGATAATCCAAATGAATCTTGTCCTCTATGTTGTAAATGATATAATGATTCATATAAATCATATATAATGTTTTCATTATCATTAGATATTAATGCTGTGATGCCACACATAATATAAGATAATATTTAAATATTTAAGTAAATTTGATTTAAATATATACTATTTTTTATAGTAAAAAAAACAATGAAAAAATCTGTATCATTCAATGAAAACTTAAATGAGATTAAATATTATGAAAAAGAAGTTATTGATAATACAGAAGATTATTTATCAACCATATTAAAATATTGTTGTTGTAGTAAACCTATATATGATGATATTAATGATGAAAAAAATGATAAAGAAATAATTAATAAAGATAATAAAGATAGTTAAGTATCCTTATATTTTAAATGATTTATTATTCCGTCTAAATCATCTTCTATTTTTTTAAGGTGATTACGATATGCTATAATAGATTTAACAAGATTTGTATCTCCATTATCAATTGATTTAGAAATGTTACTATCAGAATATTTAACATAATCTGGAATTTTTATATTATATAGATTGATACATTTTTGAATTGGATACAGATCCATTTTAGAATAATAAATATAAAAATATATAGTTATCAAATTTAATTACTATAAGCTAAACCACCCATACCTGACATAATTCTCAGTACATTATAGTTCACAGCGAATATATTTAATCTATAGTTAGTCGCATCATTAACTTTATCAAATACTAAATGAGCATTATCTAATCTGGAGAAATTACATGTTCCGGATGGTTGATGTTCTTCAGGTGATAAAGCAAATGAATACATATAAATATGTTTAGTAGGTATTTTATGACCGGTTTGTTGTGGTTGACATATTCTGAAATAACTAGCGTCACGTTTTTTAAATCTGGTGTGACCATTTAAATGTATAGTTCCTTTAGTAAATCCTTCATAAGAATCTTGATTACAAATTCTTTCTTTAAAATCGGGATCTACTTTTGCTGTATAATTAAAATAATCACTATTATGTGAATCTGTTGAAGTAGCATTTATATTATTACTAGTACCAGTAGTAGCAGCAGTTTCAAAGTTTTTATGAGGCATTACCCATATTAATTCTTTAATAGGATGATTAAATCTTAATTTGGTACTAGTGGAAGAATCATTTTTTATATGTTGTAATTGTTCTATTAAATATTCATGAGATACTTGAGCGAAACGACGTCTTTCATCTGTATCTAAATAAATGTAATCGACAAATAATCTTGGTTCTATCTTTTCATTTGTTTGTGTCCCTATAGTAGTTCCATCTGAGTTTAATAAGGCATAAATACTTCTGAACTTAATATTAAGTTTAACTTCATGATATTGTAAGGCGATTAAAGGTAATGCTAATCCAACATTCCTACAAAACCAGAACTTAAATGGGACATATAATCTGGTAGTTCCAACTAATGAAGTGTCCGTTTGTGATTTTAAATAGGCATTTTTAGCAGCATGTTTATTTAAACCTAACCATTCATTTTCATCATGATCAGTTAATTCATTATAGATATCTAACCATTGAGAAGTATGTTTATCCATTCTTTGTCCACCAATTTCAATATTACATTCTTCTATTAAAGCGTGACCAGTATTATTAGTCCAGTTAACGTATGTATCGCTAACATCTACAACATTTGAAACGTATGTTAAATCACATTCTAACCACATTTTACTTACTAAATCTCCATTTCTAGATATTAAAACACTTTTTTGACCACCATTCTTTAAAGAAGTTCCTCCATCAAATGTTTGTTGAATTGCTTCTATAGAAAAATTTGTATGTCTTCTATAAACAACTTTAAAGAAAGTAATTTGTGGATTACCAGTTAAATAAATATCTTGAGCTCCATAAGCGACTAGTTGCATTAATCCTCCTCCCATTATTTAATATATATTATAAATATAAAAAAAGTTTAAAGATAACATGTTCGTTAAATAAATTTTTTATTTATATAATATAAAATATGGCAAAAAATGGATGCTTAAAAAATGGACACTTTCAGAAGTTAGAGGTTGATGGATTAATGACAGTTAGTGAAATTACTCCAGATAATAATAAAACTATGGTTATTAATAATTTTTCTAGAGATCCAGATAGATATTATCTTGAAGAGTTCTTTACACAATTACCAACAACAGACACACTTAGTTCAGTAACTCAACAAACCAATATAAATACAGCTGTAAATAAGAACGCCAAAGTAGGTAAAATTACTACGGTCACCAACACTTTTCTATCGGATAAATCTGTTGAATTTGAATTTGTTAATAATTTTATCAATATTAATTCTATTATATTAGTAACTCTATTAGATACTAGTGCAGTTTATGCAGAACACTCTTCAATACAATTAACTGTTCATAATATATTAGTCGGTAAATGTCAAATTAGATTAGCATTAGGTTCCACGGCACTTAATAGTCATACCGTTACAATAGGTTTTATAATAGATCCACATATAGCAGTAAATCCTAACTATGAAATTACAGGTACAAATCACCATGACACAGGATGTATTTTTGATTCAAATAATTCAGGTATAACAATTTCTACTGGCGGATCAAACGATGATAATACTATTTTACAAACAAGAGGCGAAGGTTCTAATCTAGTATCCAGCACAGTCTTAATTGATAATGGGGTTGGTTATCCTACTGGTACGACAGAGGCTATGACAGTCTCTGGGCCTTCTGCTCTACTTCGCCTCAGTTCAAATGAAAGAATTTATACTAGTGCTGGAGTTCTAATAGGTGTTATTTCTAATATAGGCGGTGCCACCAGTATTACTGTTGGTGGTGGGACTAAAGTCGCTCTTGCTGATGATGACGAATTATACGTAAAAGGAAACGGACAAACTGCATGGGGTCATACAACTTGGGGTACAGAAGATCAAGTTATATGGGAAGCTACTATAAGAACAGGATCAAATATTACAGCAGTTGCATTCTGGGCAGGATTAAAAAAAACTAATGTGCCAGATTTTACTACAGATACCGATCAGGCTTATTTTGCTTATAGTCAAGATGGCAGTTCATACACTGTAGGTAATTTTACTACAAAAGCAAATCTTCACTTTATAACTTCAACTGGTGGCACTGATTATGTTACAGATTTAGGTATAGTAGTAGCAATAAATAAATTATACAAATTAAAAATAATTATTAATAGTGATAGATTAGTATATATATATGTTAATGGTCAACAATACGGTTTAACATCTACCTCTGGTTCTGTCGGTGTGACTGAATCAACCATAACACAAGGGTCACCGGCACTAACTACAGATGTAAATTTATATCCATACATAGGAGTTCAGACTCAATCAGGAACGCAACATGAATTAGGTATAGTTTATCAAAAAATTAGTAAATTAATTAAGTAAATTTATTCATTATAATATAGTATTAATACTTCTAAAGTAATGAAAACTAGAAGAAAATAATTAAATAATATAAATGAAATTAAATAAATGGCATAAATTTTATTAACTATACTTTTTGGATATTCACTTGGGAATTAATCCTCCACCCATTATTTAATATATATTATAAAAGTTTAAAGATAACATGTTCGTTAAATAATTTTTTTATATTTATATAATATAAAATATGGCAGAAACTGGATGCTTAAAAGATGGACACTTTCAGAATTTAGAGGTTGAGAATACGACTATTTTAGGTGGGGGGACGAATACTGTAACGATTCCCGGTGCTTTTATCTCTGCGCCTAGATGTTTTAGAAATCAATTAATTACAAATACTCTTTCCATGGCTACTGAGACAGCAAGTCCAAACGATCTAGTAGAATTTGCACATTATTTAGGATCTTTAGAT